TCAACGAAAAGTGGGTGAGGATGTCTGCCAAGGGTGAGATCCTTGGCGAGTGTGGTGATCGTGGCAAAGGGGAGGGTAAGCCACGCTGTTTGCCTCTCGCAAAAGCCCGTGCTCTGAGTAAGAAGGAACGCGCCAGCACTGTAAAAGCCAAGCGTCGGAAAGACCCTAAGAAGAATCGCTCCGGTGCTGCCAAGATGGTTCCTAATACTTTCGACAGCGAGGGTAAAAAGTACTCTAAGACTGTTGTAAACCGCGAAACTGGCCGAAAGCGCACTGTTAAGTACGGCGCTAAGGGCTATAGGATTGCTCCCGGCACCGATAAAGGCGATCGATACTGCGCCCGTAGTTTTGGCGACATGAAATCCCACAACAAAAATTGCGCCGGAAAGGATCGCAATACTCCGCTCTGCTTATCCAGGGCCAAGTGGAAGTGCTCAGGAAAAAAATCTAGATAATTAATGGAAGAGCTTATCGAGGAATACAATGCTGCGCTTAAGAATCAGGAGCAGCAGACAATTGATATCGTCAACAAATCATTAGACCGAGCTTTTAATCGTCTTCTTCGTCGTACTTATTCCCAGCTACGAACCGGTCAATTTCAGACTGCAGAGAGAAACGCTCGGGTTTTGGAGTTGATTCCTCCTTTGCTTCCGGATCGTTCAGACGGATACTTAGTTGCGTTTCGACGCCTGTTATCTCGGTCAACATCCTTTGGCCTAGATCTAGCTGCACAGCTATCTGAGTCTGTAACAAGCTCTCGAGTCGCTGTAACCGTCCCAGTAGAAGCAGTAACAGCAGCAGCTCGGCAAGCGCGAGGATACTTAGAAAAGCATGGACGTACATTTTCTACAACATCGGCGGAGGTTATAGCTCAAGGTATCGCTGAAGGCAGACCGACTGATCTTATTACCCAGGACCTTAAACGCAAGCTTAGATTAACTAAAGTTCGAGCAGAAACTATAGTTAGAACTGAATCACTCCGCGCTCATAATGAAGCCTCTAGGAATTATTATGCACAGAATGGTGTTGATTTGGTGATGTATTTTGCTACATCCGATGATCGTACCTGTCCTGTGTGTTCTTCACAGGCAGGGAATGTTTTTAAGAGAAATGCGATTGCTGTACCCCGTCATCCGCGTTGCCGCTGCTACCTCGCTCCTTATTCTGATGATGTGTATGACATAGATCCAAACTATGACTTAATGCGTAAAAAACACCGCGAAGAAGTTCTTCGGTACGCTAGGGATAAAGGCGTGGATTTAAGTTACGGTCCTGCCTCGTTCGAAACTTTTGCCCCGACACCAACGAGGGAGACATGATGAAGTCTAGTTACAAGGACCGTGAGCTTCCTGAAGCTTTCAAGAAGAACATGAAGAAGAAGGCAGACAAGGAAGCCCGCTACGGTTCTGCTAAGGAATGCCCTAAGTGCAAGGGCGATAAGAATAAGTGTCCTGGTGGTAAATCCTGCCCAATGACCGCCAAGAAGGATATGGGACGCAAAGGCCCTTATGCCGATGGTATGTGTGGCAAGCGTGGTGATATTGCTAGTGCCTTTAATGAGGTTTTGATCGAGGACGACGAAGAGGTTGAGCGAGTTGACAAACCCTGTGGTCGCTCTCACATTCCAGAAAAAGCTAAATGCACTAAGCAAACAACGCTACGTCCTCCTACAAGCAAAAAGAAGAGGAGCACTAACTATGCTGGCAATGTTGCCAGGGTGCTTGGCAGTACTGTTGCCACAGGTGTTGCCTATGGTGCTCTAGGAGCCGGTGTGAGGGCTATTACTGGTCAAGTGAAGCAAAGTAGGCTCAGAGGCCAGTTCCTTAGCAAGGTCAAAAACGAAAAACAAACAGCTAACCTGAAATACGGATTGGCAAAAACCAAATATAAAGGTAGTGTTGGAGTCAATAACCAAACGATTAAAGATCCTACTGTAAGGGCAAGAGCAAATAAGTGGGCTGAGCAAGACTTGAAAGAGGCCGCGCTTAAGCGCAAAATGGCTCGGAATGAAATTAAGCTAGCCCTGAAAATCGCCAAGAAAAACTGGCCCAAATCCCAAGCTCGTAAGCGTAAAAGCTGATGTCACTTGTTCGTTCTGACAAAAAGTGTGGTAATTCGGGAATCCCCGACAATGCTAAGTGCAGTAAGCAAACATCTTCTGGTCAGCCTTCGTACCCTACGATCGGCGTTTCTAATAATCGTAAAAATGTAGCCAAGCTTGGGCTTGGTCTTGTAGGTCTGTCATTGGCAGGCACGGCTCTGGGTTCAGTTGTTGGAGGTCGAAAGCCCCCAACAGCTCCCAAAAAGCCCAAGATGGTTACGGGAAGTCCTTTTACAAGCGCTGCGCGTCGGGCTCCAACAATTCCCCCTAAAAAGGAAACTTCAATCACTCGCCGACTTGCTGAAATTCGTCGAAAGAACAAGAGCAACCCTGGTCGACCTGAAATTCGTGACCTGAGAGCTGCTGGTTTAAAAGCTGAACGTCGGGTTCAAAAAGGCTCTTCCGTTGCCCAAGCGTTGTCCAAATCTGTGGACCCAAAGCTGATGAAACGCAAAAAGAAACGTGACCTCGGTTCTTTCTACAAGGACGGCAATAAGAAGACCGGCTATGTCCGCGACCGCCTTGCCAAAATCATGGACGGCATGAGGAAGCCGAAGTACTGATGCAAATCCCACCTGTGCTTGTGTTCGGCTTTACCTGGATGATGAGTCTTCTCATACTCACCGTCTATCTGACGCAAATCAAGCCGCTCTGATATCTGCTAAGTAGGTGTAACTGATTCAGTTACTTGACCTCTATTAGTACGAAGTCTCTTCACCGTGGCGCTCAGGGGGAGCATTTCTTCGAAGGCCACTTCCTGAAACAAGGCACATTTATCGCTACACCTAAACACGACCTCCACCGCGTCGACTATGTCGTGGAATGGAAGGGTAATTTGGTCCGTGTGAATGTCAAGACCCTTCATTGGGTCCCCGAGGCAAATTGCTACAAGGCCGAAACTAAAACCAGCTGCCCAGGTGGTAACCGCCAATACCGCCCTGATGAGATCGATTACATCGGCGTTGTCTCATTGGAGTTTGAGCGTATTTATATGATCCCACTGTCAGCTACAACGGGCCTTTCGCTTTCGTGGCATCCCCCCGGCAAGAACTTTAGGAGGCGTCATGACTCCTTCAATTGGGATCCTTACCTCATTAATTATAAGTCTGACGCTGTTATTCAACCTAAGTTAGGTAAACTTAGTTAGTATCAGGGTATGGAGACTGCAAATCGCTACGATTACGGCCAATTAACTAAGTCTGAAACCACAGATGAAGGTTATTTGAAGGTCTGGTGTAAGGCTGCCCGTGTTGGGACTCAGCTTTATACAAGGGGTGACGGCGTACAAGTGCGTGAGTATCGCCCGGAAGAAGAAGTAGCGAAGCCTGAGTCTCTAGCTTCCTTCGGTATGAAAGCAGTAACAATGGGCCATCCGCCCGTTCTGCTTGATTCCGGGAACACCAAAGTGCATCAAATCGGGCATGCGGGTTCGCAAATTCGATTCACTGATGGTTTTGTAGAAGTTGCACTCCTTGTCACTGACAGAGACGCAATTGAACGGATCAAACGTGGTGATGCACAGGAAGTCAGCGCTGGCTACAGAGTTGACTTTGATCCAACCCCTGGTGTTACACCACAAGGTGAAAGTTACGAAGGTGTGCAACGCAACATTCGCGTTAACCACATCGCCGTCGTTCCGAAAGGAAGGGCGGGACGTGACGTTCGCCTAATCCTCGATTCATGTGACCGCAATGACGCTGTCGCATGGTCTGAAACCCCGTCGAATTCGCCCGTATTTACCATGGCACGAATCACCCTCGACGGCCTGGATCTTGAACTTCCCGCAGAAACTGCAGGCGCGGTCCAAAGCTTCGTTAAGGAGGCTGAGCGTGCCAAGGTTGACCTCCAGAGCAAGCTGGATTCTCAGGAAGAGCAGATCGAAGCCGTAGTTACCGAGAACGAAGAAACTCTTGGCCGTCTTGACGCGGCTCTTGAGCGTATTGAAGAACTCGAAAAGCAAATCGCCGACTCTGCTGCTGAGGCAGAGAAGCGTGATGACGCTGCACAAATTAATGAGGCTGTTAACGCACGTCTCGCCACCCTGGATAAGTTTGCTCCGATCCTTCCGGACGAGTACAAGTTTGACGGCGAAGATGAGCGTGGCATCATGACCCTCGCTTACGAGAACGTCTTCGAGCAAGCTCCTCGCGAGGATGCCAACAACGATTATCTCCTTGGTGTTCTGGACGGTGTCCTGGCCGCTATGGAAGATGTCGAGGACGACGAGGAGGAGATTCACCAGGATTCTGAATTCCAACCCGAGGAAGACGGTTCCAACGTCGCTGAGGTCCGCGCTGCTCTGGCCGCCGTATCCGGTGACGAAAAGATGGACGCTCAGTCCTCCTACCGTGAGCAATTGCTGAACGGCTGGAAGTCCAATCTCACTGCTCACGCTTGATAGGAGCATTAAGTTATGGCTATTTCTTTTACTGACACCAACGTTTCTAACCCTTCTGGTGCTCAGGGGAGCTATCCCCTTGAGCTGACGAATGGTCATGAAGGGTTGATCGCGGATCTGCAGGCTTATGTCTCCCGGTCCTACACCAACGAGTCGAGTGCCGTTATTCCTTACGGCCACGCTGTTATTTTTGACAGTTCTGCTACTTCCGGTCTGGGTGCCAAGCTCCCTGCCGGTGCCACTGCTACAGACGTTCTGGGCATCGCTGTTGACAGCAATGTCTTCGAAAATGTCAATGGCACTTATAGCGCTACCCCAACCAACAAGACCGATGACGGTCGTATTGGTTATCCCGACAAGCAGATGGTCAACGTCCTGAGCAAGGGCGTGATCTTTGTGTTCACCACCGACGCTGTTGCTGTTGGCGACGCTGTTCGGATCTATCACACCGATTCCGCTACTGCTTCCTCCAACAAAGGCTACAAAGGCCGTTTCGCGAAGGATGCAGAAGCAGGGAAGACCTTCCAAGTGACTGCCGGCGCTCGCTGGCTGAAAGCAGCTTCTGCTGGAAACATCGCTCTGCTGGAGATCGACATCCCGACTCTCACCGTTTCCGCCGACACCTGATAGGAGGTCTTAATCATGTCCGAAATTCGCAACGACGATGTAGGTCTGTTTCTAGCCCGCGAGCTAGAGCAAGTGCTTTCA